CGACGCCGCCAATGGTTCCAACATTTCCCGGAGCATTAACATTGTCTAATTCATATGTAAATGAGCATTGTATACGAGTCTCTCCAGGTAATAAAAACGTTTGGAATATTGAACTAGTAATACCATTAATACTACCAGAATCTATTGATTGTACCGTTGTATTAATTTCCGTTGGAGAATAATATAAAATACGACCTACGTTTAATCCATCAACAAATTCGGAATTTGAATTAAATAATACGTCTCCGCCGTTAACTGCAATAAATGAAGAAGCAGTAACATCCCCATTTGCAGTTAAATAAAACCCGCTTGACGATATTTCTAAATTACCATTACTTCCAGAAATATATTGATTAGTTGGATCTCCAAAGAAAAATGTTTCTGTATGTACATCTAATTCCGATGGTATTGTTGAATATCGAAAATAATTGTTCGAATCACCGAATAATTCTAATCCAACGCCACTATATGGCACGCCTCCTTTTGTTCCGGAAGAACCGGATAACGCAGATCCGGACCATAATAAAAATCCAGGAAATCCCGCCGCAAAACCTTCATAACCCAATGATCTAACAAATCCGGTATTTTTATATCCAGATATAGCTACTCCAGATTCCAATGAATCTGCAACATATAAAGATCCGGTTAGCATTGAATAATCGCCATCGATATATCGATTACCCCCTTGCCAAGTTTTATTATAAAGATAATTAATTTGTTTGCTTTTTACTCCAGCTACATTGTAATATTCAACTTTAAATGAAAGCTGATTATCTGATTTATGAGCTGTTGGAACTAGACTTCGTATTCTAGTATAATCCGGAGTATATCCAGGATCATTATCAGTAGTAGTTCTAATGTCAGCGACTTGCCAATTTCCCGCTTCGACTACAACTAATAAAACTGCATCTCCGGTATTATCTGCTTCAAAATTAAATACGTAATCATCAACGCGTTGATTATCTGATGTAACTTCAATTTCGCCAATTCTTTTGCCTAATTTTTTGATTAATTCTCGATTAAAATAATCGGTGACGTCAAAATTAAATGCACTTCCGGATAAATAAAATGATAATTTTGGATTAACTGTTCCTGTTCTAGTACCTAAAGCATCGAATGTTATTTTATAGGATCCATCTTTTATAAAAAATCCTTTATACGAATTTTGAACTTGTGCTACCGATACTGCAGTTGTTGCAGATATATCCGTTGCATTAACAATTTGCATTGCGTTATTTATCGAAGCAGTATTCCATGTTAAAGTAGGGGCAGCGGTTTCTGAAAATCCTTGATATGTATGTCCTTCCCAATACGTGTTGATAATACTTTGTGAAGTAAATGTTCCTATACTTTGATCCGGAAATAATGATGAAGTACTAGTAACAAATATTTCAGTTTCTGTTAATTCGATATCATTAATTAATTCCCATGTTCCAACTTGGCCGTTATTACTCATAAACGTTTTAACGCGTGAAACATCGCCGGTACTTGGTTGTAAACCTTTTATTTCGATAAATGCAAATGATTCGGAATTTTGCGTTGGTACATATGTCGGTGTAGCTTCATATGTTAATGAATATGATGAATTTGCAAATTGTGTATATGTATGTGAAGAAATACTTTGGCTACTATAAACCACATACTCTGTGTCTAATAAAGCCGTAGTCGGAGATAATATCTTTTTTATCGTAGATTGATATTGTGTATTAGCCGGCGTGTATGTAGGAGTAGGCGTAGGTGTTTGCGGAGTACTTACTGTAATCGTCCCCGTTACCATATCAGAAGTAAATATTCCGCCGGTTAATTCGATTGCAGGTTGTCCATTTGATACAAAATATCTTACAGTTCCAGTAGAATATGTAGGAAATTGATTTCCATTTAGATATACGCGATCTAATTGCGTTGCAACTTGTTCTGATAAAGTTACATCGGGTAATGTTTCAAAAATAATTTCGGAATCGTTCGAAACTGTTGGATTAATTGGTACTTGTCTATTCCATTTTATGTTTGAACGACCTTGCCATTCTGAAGGAGCGTTAACAGCTTCTCCAATAATAGTAATTGTACAATCTCCTGGCGATGTATCTTCGTAAACGTAAATTGCAATTACTCTGGATTTATCTTCATCGATGTAATTTAAAATTTCATGATAAATTGGATCGCCATTATAATCTAATATTTCTATGTTTAGATAACTTCCTACTTTTAAATTGTTAGGATGTCCTCGTAATTTAAATAGATTTTTACCAGCTGTTAAACGTATAGGAAATTCTGATATCTGAAAATATTCTGGAGATGTTAACGATGTGTCAGTTATCCAAGTATCAATAAATTGTAAACCTTTATATACCGCTTCTTTTCGTTTCATCTATGATATTCTTTTTATATAAATATCATGTGTGTTGAATACAGCTATATCCGGAAATTTTATTAACTTCAATAAGAGAATCTACCATATCACGCATTGTATCGACATGAGATATAATAATAGAAAAATCAAATTTATTTCTAAAATAATCAAACAAATTAACTACAGCAGAAACGTGTTCGGCATCTAAAGAACCCCATCCTTCATCTATTGCAATAAAGTTTGGACGAGGTAATGCGGATACGTTGATAAGTGCAATTCGAATTGCTAACGATGAAATAAAACGCTCCATACCACTCGTTAATTCTAATGGCCAAAAATTATCTTCATCATAAATAATATATCCGTTGATATTTTTTCCATCACTTTGAAGTACCATATTAAAATCAACTACTTGATTTAAAACATTGTTAATTTCGGATTCAATCTTTGGCATAGCTTTTGAAATTAATTCATATGGCACGCCATCTCGTTTAACCGAATCTAAATAATATTCAAATGCTTTATATTCAGTTTCTAGTTGTTTATATGCATCTAATTGTGTGATTGCTGTAGATTTAGTTGTTTTAGCAACTTCAATTTTACCATGTTTACTTCGAATTGAATCTGTAATAGATTTTATATTATCATTTTCCGTTTCAATTTTAGATTTTAATTCGACAATTTGTAAATCGATAACGTCGTTATGTTTAATTGCCGTTTCATTGGATTTAAATGATTCCTGCCGTTCTAAACTAGTTTCTAATTCCGATTCTCTAGTTTGCAAATCACTTTCTAAAATTTGAAGTTGAAGTTCTTTAACATCTAAGTTGTTATTACATGTGTCAATTTTTTGTTTTAATGCAACATACTCATTGTATTGTGTTTCATATCCAATTAAATCTTCAATTGAATTTTGTACATCTTCATATTGTTGAATTAACTCATCTAATACCGTTCTATCTTGATTAATCGTATTTTGGGCTTCGATTGCATTTTGAACGAATACGTTAGATGTACAGTATTTACAATTTGGATCGTATTCATGTTCGGCAAGATGATTAATTTTTTCTTGTTTTGCATTAACCACTCCTTTTTGCAATTTAATGCTTTGTCGCAACTCTTCAAACTTTTTTTCTAAAGTTTTTAATTTAGTTATACCTTGTTGCAACTCTGTTAAATTATATTGCGTTTTGATTTTATTTTTATTTTCTAGTATGTTTTGTTTTAATTCGTGTATTTCTTGTTCGGCAGTTTCAATTTGCGTTTGTAACGTTTCGATGCTATCTGTTAAATCCGTTTCTTGTTGTTCTAGAATTTCAATTTTTGGTCCGGTATATGTTGTTGGTAATTTAGTTTCAATTAACGTCACAATATCATTTTGATAAGTATTTCTTCGATCTTGTGCTTCGTTTTCTAAATTTTGAAAATCTTCAATCGATTGTTGATTTTGCGTAATAATTAAATCTGCATCTAATATTATTTTTGCAAAATCTGTTTTTTTATATTCTTTTAATTTACCCGCAGTTTCTTTTATTTCATCTGATGCCAATTGATATAATTGTTCAAACACCGTAATATCTAAAAATTGAGAAAGTAAATCTTTTCGTTCTTTTTGAGACTTTTCAATAAAATTATTATTGTCAGCTTGTAATGAAAATGCAGTTAAAATAAAATCATCATATGTACCTAAATAACGACGAATTGATTTATTTGTGTCACTTCGTTCTTCGCCATTTAAATTTTCTGATTCTGTATAAAAATCTACATCTACTTTTACGTGCGTTTCTTTCTTTTTATTTTTTGTTCCGCGACGTTCAATAGTGTATATAACGCCATTCATTTCAAAACGAAATGTACCTCGGAACCAAGTTTTTTTGTTGTTTAAAACTTCATTTGCTTTGCCAGTTTTACTACATTTATCAAATATAGTATACGTAATAGCATCTAATAAACTAGATTTTCCAGATGTATTTGCTGCGAATAAACCACAGACGTCTTGTAAATTTTCAAAATTTATAACATTGCCTTCTCCATATGAAAACATGTTATCGAATTCAAATGAAACGGGATGCCAAGTTACGTGACGTATTGATTCTACTGCAGGTAATTTTGAATTTATTGTTCGATTAATATGCCGAACTGCATCTGTTTCTTCTGCAGTTGCTTGTGGAAAATTAACTGAAATGTAATCGGTAATTAATGTGTTTTGATATTCTACATCTCGTACGTTTCCAATAGTGTATGAATTCGAAACTTCATTATTAGTAGATGCCGTAGTACGTTGAATCGTTATGTCTTGTACATCATATTTTTTACGTATAGTTGCAATTAATTTTTTCATATCAGCTGCTGACGTATCTTGAAATTTAATACGTACTCTTGGTTTAGCTGGTATTCGATGTGGTGCATTAATTACTTGGGTACCTTGTACTTCTATAGTAACATAACCATAATCATTATGTATTTGTTCAAATTTTGCAGTTCGATCTGGCAATTCCCATACTAATATACCGTGGTCCAACGCTTCGCCATGATTTTGTTGTATAAGAGATCCAGGATATGCAATACTACGTGCTTCATTTAAAAATTGTGCTGGTTTATGAATATCGCCTAATAAAACAATGTCATGACCGTCAAATAAATCAACACCCACGTGTTCATTAGATATTTGGTATCCAATATCGGTTTTTGCAGTATTTACAGCTCCATGATGCAATGCAATTTTATATGCTGCTTCGAATTGATTAGCACGTATATATTCACTAGGCGAAACATCTACTGCCATGTGATTAAAAACAACATTTGCAATTTCAAATAATCCGTTTTCTCTAACAAATATTATATTAGGATTTTTTATAACATTGAGAATGGGACTTACAGCATCGGTACGATGCATATTATTTAAATTCATATCATGATTACCTAATATAACAATAGTAGGTATCATAAATCCTTCAAAAAATTCTACTAATATTTCAATTAGTTCCGGAGACATATCTAATTTGCTATGTACAATATCTCCAGTAACAACTGCGATACTATTATCGGTTGCATGTTGTGCTATATGATCGAATAAATTTCTAAATACTTCTCGATATTCTCGATGTCGTTTCAATGTACGTATATGTACGTCCGAAACATGATAAATTTTATCAATCCATTTTAATCCAATGTCGTAATGTTTTATATCCATAACATTCCCATTTTCAATTGCATTAACCGTTCAAAAGTTAATACGTCAGTATTTTCTATAATTTCATTAATACGTTTAAACCCTAATTCGGATGCATCCTGATCTTGCAATTCTATAAAATATACATTTAATCCTTCTGCCATAAATTTTTGTGCGATATCAATTGCATTTTTTAAAGCATCAGCATCTAAACAAAGATATATATCTCGTACCCGTTCTTGTATAATTTTCTTTTGTAAAGTCGGTTGAATAATTTTACCAAATAAAGGAATAGCATTTCGTTTTACAGCAATTGCATCAAATGCGCCTTCACATAATACTATTGGTTGTGACCAATTAATTGTTAAATCGAAACCAATAATGTCTTTTGATACTTTAGGATTTTTATGTTTTTGCGAATCTGCTTTATAAAACGCGCGAGTTACGAAATAATTTAATTGACCTTCGGAATCGTAGCTAGGTATTATAATTTTACCCGCATATTCTCCAGATTCGCTATATCCTATACGATATTTTATGATATCAAATATTGATATATCTCGCATTTTTAAATAATGTATTGCATTTTTAAAATCCGGAGTATTCTTTTTTATCCATAGCGGTTTATAATCTGCAGGTAATTGTAATGTTACTGTTCGTTCTTTTACAGACTGAAATGATTTATATTTTGCAGAATCTAATACTTTTTGTAATTGTTCAAACCGTTCTTTTGGTAAATTTAATTGTTTAAATAAAGACGCAATACTACGTCCTTTTTTATCCGATATCCAACAATGCCATGGATTTTCTCCATTTGAATTAGTTTCGATATCGATTTCTAATTTAGGTTTGTAATGAGAGACAAAAGGAGAAAAGAATGCAATATTATTACCAGAAGTAGATTTACCTTTACCTAATACTGATTCTAATAATTGTAATAACTTGACATTCTTCATTATTAATAATATAATTAAATTACTGTATTAATCCAATTAATTATTAATATATTAATATTGGTTAGACACATACATTTCATTTCTGGTCTAACGATCGATTCAAGTCTGAATCAATCATTATAATTAATGTATCATTAATTTACATGAATGTATTGAAAATTTTTCACATTTCAAACCATTATAAAAAAAATTTCTTAACATTTATTACTTCTTCGCCTTCTTTTAAACATTCTGCAAACCATTCTACAGGAATATCTTTTTTTGCAACATGTTTAATACCTAGCTTTAAAGCATATGATTCGTAAGTAGTTTTACTGCCTTTAGATATTTTTTGAGTAGGAGATTGAAATACCATACGAATATCTAATCCAGGATTTGATGCTAATACATGTTTCATTTTTAAACGATCAGCACTAGTCCATCGTCCTTTGGTTTCAATATACATCATTTCACCATTGCGTTTTACAAAAACAAAATCTGGAGTATACTTTGCTTTGCGTTCCGGTACTATATAATTTAATGTTTCAGTTTCATATTTCAAAGGATATTCCGCTGATTTTATTTGTTCTGCAACTGTATGTTCCAATCCTGATTTATATCCATATTTTAAAGCAGCTGCTCTTTTAGCATTACCTGAACTGTGAAAATGATTTCGTTTCATAACTAATTAATTTTTTGTTTATCCTGAAAAATACGACCAACGAAATGGCACTTTTTGCATTTTCCATTGTTTAGTCTTTTCATCTACATACCAAAACGGAGCAGTATATTTTACATTACCATAACCGTTACGCATTTTATCAATTAACCAATATGTTACGCGTATTATATATTCTGCATTTTCTCTTGTATATTTATGTTTTGATTTTCGTAAACGATTTAATTCCGGCATCCATGCTTTTGCAAATTCTTTTTCGATCCATTTAGCTGCGCCAGCTTCATCATCATTAAACCAACCGCGGTACTTTTTAAAATATTTTTTTGGATTTCCAGTAAATACATTATACATATCTTGCCATATTTCTTGCATTTTTAAAGATTCAGCTTGTTCCATAACAGAAGCTAGCTTCACGGCATTTTTTTCATAAGAAAGAAATGCAGTACGCCAATCTTTTAATGTATATGAATATAATGTTATTAGTTTATGTGCTTTTAATGTTTTAGAATCAAAAACTCCATTAGTTGGAATTTCTTCTGAAACTTTACCCATAGCTCCTAATATTCCATTAATGAATATTTGCATTAATTTAACTTCTTGGCCTTTATCTCCATATTTAATTGGAGTTGTATAATTTAATTTTTTATAATCAGTACCAATTGGATTAAACGTACTAGTAGATGTAGTAGATGTATTAGTTTTTGTAGTTTTGTTAGTAGTAGTTGAGGATTTTGACGCTTTCGATGTAACCGTTTTATCAATATCTGCAGGTATATCGAATTGTTCATATATAACGTTATCTACGTAGCATATATTTTTAGATTCAGTAATACCAACGTTTTTGCCAGAATCTAATATAACTTGAAGTACTTCGGCAGTAATATCATCATTCGTCGTAGAAAGACCTTTCACCGTTTTAATTGCATCGATAAAATTTTTAGTACGAGTTCCATAAGTACCATATTGCGGTTTAGCATCTCTAAATGCAGCCCACGAAGCTACATCATTTTTTTCGGCTAATTTTGGAG